ATATCTGGTAGTTCTGCAAAATATCCCATTAGTATCCTACTCCTGATCTTCCAGATTCTGTATCATAATCTTCAGCATATATTGGATTGAGTTCTTTAAATACCATATCCATTCTTATATTAACTGGTGTTGAGTCATTATAAGTTGCATAAGTTCCTGCATTTGTGTAATTTACATTGACACTTGTTAATGCACAAGTTTTAAAGTTGTTGAGAAATGGATGTCTCCTTCCACCACTTCGATATTCAAGGATAAAAACATCTGGTGCTTTTATCATAATACCCGATGCAGATGCACCATTGAATGTACCTGCCTTTGCTGACATGGATTGTTTTAAACTTCTAATTATTGCTTTTACCCTTTCACCTTCGTCTGGATTTCTAGGAGAAAAAGTTACACTGAATGGAAAAGTTCTTAAATTAACTCCTTGAAATAATAATTCTAAGTTTGAATTTAATACTTGACCTGTTGATCTTGAAATAACACTTCGAGGAGTAACATTAGATCCAAGAGCGTTGATTGCTCTACCACTTATAGCAGCTTTAAAAGCTTGTTGAGAGTCATTATCTAGATTTGGTATCTTTACACCAGAAGTAAATAAATCTAGTGATTGTGCAGCAGTTTCAGCTGGTTTATCTATGACACTTTTACCAATTGCTAAACCTGCCAACTCAAACATATTTAAAGTATCCTCACCCCAAGTTACAGATTGACTATCATTTAAATCCTGTGGAATTGGTAATTCTACAAAATATTTTGTATTTTGTTGTTGACGGGTTCTTGCATCAGCGGTCATTCCAAAATTTTTAAATTTAACTTGTTTATTTACTTTTCCTGTCTGCTTTCCATTTTTAATTTCTGCTATATCATTAATTGACACACCCATTCGAGATTCTTTATCTTTACTTGGAGTGATGTACTCTACACATCTTATAAGAAGTCTATCACCAGTATTACCTCTTCCATCACTTTTTATTGGATATCTTAAATAATCGTATCCCTTATATATTCTTTTATCTCCTCTAAAACCGCTGTCTGAAAAAGTTGTGGTTGAAGTAGTATTTTGAACTGTACTACTGTTTGGATTGATAGTCTCCGCACCCTTATTTGATGTTACAGATGACTTATTTCGGTTTCTATATGAGTTAGGGTTGTTTAATCCTCTATTTTTATAACCACTTGTTCTTGGCATATCGACCTAATTTTTTAACTATTTAGACGTATTTTTACAAAAGGTAGAGTTCTTAAATCTCTTAACTCCATTTCATCTACTTTATATAATCCACCGACTACTTCTGGAAATGTATATTGTCTCATTTCACCCCAGTGATAATTTAATCCACGAAATCCCCAAGAAAAAACATCAGTCACTGCAACAAGGGGATGTTCATCATATGCAATACCAGGTGTTTTGGGTTTATATACAAAAACATAGTAGTTTCCAGACTCAGGAACGTTACTTCCTTCAGTCAATACACCAAGTATTTCCTGTGCTAAATCATCAGCACTTTCAGTGCCAATTAGATTTTTCATCACTGGATCGAGTCTACTCATATTCCTAATTCTTTTTCTGTGACTACTTTGAACTCCCATTGACGATCAGCACAAAACTCTTTTGCCATTTTCCATTTTGCTTGATTTTTTGCATATTCATATGCTTCACGAATATATCCCTTTGTTTGTCTTTTTGGAATTTTTGGAGGTTTAGTTTGTTTTGCAGGTTTAACTTCGATGACATAATTTTTTATCTTACCATTGATTTCTTTGACTTTCATATAGAAATCTGGAAAATATCTATGCACTTTATTGTCAATAGGAGAACGATATGGTATCGCTATTTCTTCACTTGCCCATTCTAGTATATTTTGATTTTTGTCACAATATACCATAAATTTTCTTTCCCAAAGTGATCTGTAAATTATATTAGTTGGATCACCTTTATACTTTCTGGGAAACGATGGATAGTATTTTCCCTTGTAAGACATCTAAATAACTACACTATAATTATATTTAGAGTGCCAGCACCAAGACCAAAATTAATATCAGATATAATGCCAAAGATACAGAACGTAGCTTTGACATCAAATTACTTTGTAAAATTTGTACTTCCAAGCGGAAGTCTGAGATCTCATATGAGGAAAAAAGGTATAAATGATGCTTTTGTAGCAGATGATATGGGATTATTATGCCATGATGCAGTATTGCCTGGTAGTGCAATGGCAACACTTAATACTGCAGGTGATTTTCAGGGTATGATTGAAAGATTTGCTCATACACGTAATTTTACTCAAATTAATTTAGAATTTTATGTTGACAATGAATATAAATCTCTTAAATTTTTAGAGCATTGGATGGAATATATTACAGGATCAAGTGAATTTAATCCAGCAGATGATGTATATCACTTTAAAGTTACTTATCCAGATGCGTATAAATCAAATGATACAAGGATTATAAAGTTTGAAAGAAACCATTTTCAATTTTTAGAGTATAGATTTATTGGATTATTTCCTTTGAGTTTAAACGCAACGAGAGTGTCTTATCAGGGTTCACAGGTTTTAAAAGCAAGTGCAACATTTAGTTTTGACAGATACGTTTGTGGTGAGTCATCTTCTCTAGCAAGAGACTTGGGCACAGCATTTAATAACATTTCATCTCGTATACAAGACTTTAACAGGAGAAGAAGGGAAAGAAATTCTGGAGAAAATAGAGTAGCAGCTTATAATTCAATATTAAATGATTTCAGCAATAAATCAGTTAATGATGTTTACAGATCACCAACGGGACAAGTAACAGGAGTTCCAACAAATACTTTAGGGGGAATTTCATTAGGATCAGGAAGTTCAAATACATTTAAAGTTTAAAAAACCTCTATAAATAATCACATTGAAGTGCTTAGAATATTATGCCTTTACCAAAAATTTCGACACCAACTTATGAGTTGGTGCTACCTTCGTCAAACAAAAAAATTAAATACAGACCTTTTCTTGTAAAGGAAGAGAAAGTATTAATTTTAGCAATGGAAAGTCAAGATACTTCTACCGTTGCAAATGCAGTGAAAGATGTTCTTGCATCTTGCATATTATCAAGGGGAATAAAAGTTCAAAAATTATCAACATTTGATATTGAATATTTGTTCCTAAACATTCGTGGAAAATCTGTGGGTGAAAAAATTGAGGTGATGGTTACTTGCCCAGATGATGGAAAAACACAAGTGCCTACATCAATTAATATTGATGAGATTAAAGTTATTGTGGATGAAAAACACAATAAAGATATCAAACTCGATGATCAGTATACCTTAAGAATGAGGTATCCTTCTCTTGATGAGTTTGTAAAAAATAATTTTGCCACTGCAGCAGATGTTTCAGTAGATGATACGTTTGATTTGATTTCTTCTTGTATTGATCAAGTTTATTCCGAAGAGGAATCTTGGACTGCTGCTGATTGTACAAAAAAGGAATTGTCTCAATTCGTTGAGTCTCTTAATTCAAATCAATTTAAAGAAATTGAAACGTTTTTTGAAACAATGCCAAAGTTAAGTCACACTGTGAAGGTTATCAACCCCAATACTAAAGAAGAAAATGAGATTGTATTAGAGGGGCTACAGAATTTTTTCGGATAAGTATGGCACATGAAGATCTTGCTTCTTATTACAAGATCAATTTTGCCTTGATGCAGCACCATAAATACAGCTTAACTGAACTTGAAAATATGATACCGTGGGAAAGAGAGATTTATCTCGCTTTATTACAAAATTATATTGAAGAGGAAAACTTAAAAGCACAACAAGAAAAGAATGGATGAGGAACAAGGTTTAGGTTCGCCAATATCAGGAAGTCTTAGAGGTATTAGAAGAAGTGTGTCTTCTGGTATCTTCACTGGTCGTGCCTTACCACAATTTACTCAACCCGATCCACAGACAACAAGTTTAATATCTCAAAATAGTTTAACTCTTACAACAGTATCAAATCAATTATCAAATATATCTTCACAGATAATTAATTTAAATACTTCACTCTCAACAATCAGAGAAAATTTACAGTTAAGCGACTCTCTTGATAGAGCAAGAGAAGCAGAACAGAGAAAAAGAGAAAGAATTTTAGCAGAGCAAGCACTAAGAGAAGGAAAAGAGTCAGATTTAGAAAAGAAAATACAATTTGCACTACTAAGTCCTGTTAGAAGAGTTGCTGCAAAAACACAATCAATATTAAATCAATTAGCAGAATTCTTTACAGTATTGTTAGGTGGTTGGTTAGCAAATACGACTCTTCAATTTTTAAATATTCTTTCAGAGAAGAATATTGATAAATTTAATGCGTTCAAAAGAAAACTTGGTGCTGACTTATTGACCATAGGTGGTATATTTTTAGTAGCGACTGTAGGTATAAAAAAACTCATATCATTATCTGCATCAATTGCATCAAACGCATTTAGGATTACTTTTGGTGCCATACTTAAAAAACCATTTCAAGCTATAATAAACACTGTTAGAAATCTTTTAAGAAATGCTAGAGGAAAAATTGGAAAGGTTGTAGCAGAGGCTGGTGAGGGACTACTTAAAAATGTTGGTAAGGGACTTTTAGGTGCATTACCATTTGTTGCAACTGGAACTCAATTAGATTTAGACGCTCCTACTGATAAAGTAACAGGATTAAAATCTAATGCAAAAGTCACTGGTGAAGTAGCTGATAATGTAACAGGTAACGTTAGCAAAACAAAGAAAGGTTTTTTCAGTAGATTTGGTAAACAAACAGCAAAAGAAGGTGCAGAGGCTGGAACAAAAAAAGTTGCTAAATTTGGTCTTAGGAAATTATTAGGTAAATTATTCGGTCCTATAACTAATTTTTTAGTAGATATGGCATTTGGTGAAAAATTAGAGAGAGCATTAGCAGGTGCAGCAGGATTTGCTGCAGGTTCAGCAGTAGTAGCAAAGATAGCAGCTCCTTTGTTAGGATTACCAATACCTGGTGCTAGAATAATGTATGGAGCGTTAGTTCTTGGAGGTGGTTTTTTAGGTGAACAAACTGCAAAGAGTGTTATTGATGCTATAATGGGTGTATTTGGAAAGAAAACTACAAAAGCTGAAAAAATTGAACCAGCATCAACTTCAACTGTAAATGAAGAGGATATACAAAAAGAAGAACCTATAAGTTTAGATAATATATCATTTGCACTTGGTGAAGATAATTCAAATTTAATCAATCCTATTGATACAAATAGAAATTTAATCGCATCAAATATATCTTCACTTGAAGAACCTTCTCCAAATATCGTCACTCTTCCGATGGGTGGTGATGTGATGAGTGGTTCTGGTGGATCATCTAACCCACCATCTACTTCATCAAATGAGATACCACCGATTACATCAACAGATGGTTCAAATCCTTACATCTCATTTTCTGAGTCAATTTATGGAGTATTAGCATAATGGCAGATAATTCAAAAATTGTAAATAATTCATTACTTAAATCTTCAATAAGTATCAAAAGTATACAAAATTCTGTATCAAATTTTGCAGAGGGAATTGTAAATGCGAAACAAACTGCATCAAAAATTGTCGAGCAAACAAATGAAAGGATAAAGTTCAAACAAACTTTAATAGGTCGTGATAATGAATTTTTTAGAAGAAGAAGACAAGCAGTATTAAGAAGACAAAGAGAGGATGAACTAGAGGCATCAGGAATATCAGGTGCGATAAAAAGACAAGGAACTTTAATTCAAAAAAGCACAAAGGGTTTCTTGGGCAGAATTTTAGATTTTATTGGTATATTATTAATAGGATGGTTAGTCACCACACTTCCAACAATCATTAAAGGAGTTCAGGAAATTTTAAAAAGAATGAGAACTTTAGTTAATATTCTGACAGGATTTGTAGACGGTATTCGAGATATATTTACTGGTATTGGAACTGCTCTTGATAATTTTATGGATAGATTTAAAAGAGAAGATTATGAAACACCAGAGAAGGAATTAAGAGAAAATCTAACAAGAGCAGAGGGTGGTTTTCTCGCTTTAAATAACAATTTAATAAATGCTGTCAATCCCTTTACAGATCCTAAAAACTTTGATTTAGAAACGTTTGATGTACCATTAGAACAAGAGGAACCTGAAAAAACAAAAACCGAACAACAGGAAACACCAGATACACCACCTGCCAAAAAGGAAACTCAAGCAGAGGAGAAGCAAGAAAAAACTGGTGAGAGTATAAGTTTATTTGTAGATGATGATCAGGATATAGAAATTGCTGATGCAAGTAATGTTCAAGGTATTACAAGTGCAAGTGCTGAAGAAATATCTGGTGAACCTATAATAAATGATATTGATACTGCAGCTAAAAAAGAAGATGTCAAACCATCTTTCACTGCTGATGTTAGAGGTCTTGATGGCACTGAATTAACAACCAACGAAGAGGCAGAACAAGAACAAGCACTTGAAGATACTGGTTTTTCAATGTTTAATAAAGGAGGAAAGGTAGAGGGTAAACCTGGTATTGATAATGTATTAGCTAAATTAACTTCTGGTGAATTTATTATGACAAAAGAGACCACTGAGAGAATTGGTGCTAATTTCTTTGATGCACTGAACAAGGGTGGTAAAATAGATCAAATGATTTCATCAATGCCAAATCAGGAAATGATGGAACAAATTCAAGCAAAAATGATAGATAAAACTCAAGCGATAAGTCAATTAGCGAAGAAAAGAAAAGGAACTACAATAATGATGGTTGATAATAGTAGTAAAGGTAGTAGAAGTTTAAGTATGCCATCAAGAGGTAAATCTATCTCATTCCCACCATCTACAAAAAATGCCCTTTCTGAAATTCACCACATCCTTCACAGATACACATAATGGCAAATATAAGTAAATCAATATACGAAAAACTTATTATTGAGTCTGCAGACGGTTCAAAAACTGCTGATATATCTGCTGGTGCAATAATGATAAGATACTATGAAAATGTTTTCTCACCAATGATAACAGCAAAAATTGTGGTTGTGAACACTGGTGATAGCATACAAGGTAAAGATGGTAAATTACAATCTTTGTATAATGGATTTCCTCTTCGTGGTGGTGAAAGAGTTGTGATGAAAATTGCTGGTAATTCTAATTCTAATGTTGATGGTTTAGATTTTTCTAAGAATACATCACAATATTTTTATGTTGCTTCAATAACTAACGTTTTAATTGATAGTTCAAGAGAGACATTCACGTTAAATTTGGTTCCAAGAGAAGCGATCACTAATGAAACATCGAGAGTAGGTAAAAAGTTCCCATCTTCACAACCAATATCGGATAGTGTTGAAAATATTATCAAAAAATATTTGAAGTCAGATAAAATACATGAAATTGATAAAACACAAAATCCATATGGTTTCATCGGTAATTTAAAAAAACCATTTACAATATTAACTTGGTTATCAAGCAAGGGTGTTCCCGCATCATCAGGTAAAGATGCGTCTGCTGGATATCTTTTCTATGAAACACAAGATGGGTATAATTTTAAATCATTAGATGATTTGATCACACAAGATCCATATGAAGAGAAATTTTTATATACACCTAATGTTGTAAGTCAGGATGATCCAAGAAATGATTTTAAAATATTAGAATACTCAACAAGTAAAAATCAAGATTTGATTGGCAAACTAGAGAGGGGTGCATATTGTTCATACAGATTATTTTTTAATCCATTAACTTTTAAATACACTAATCCAGAGAAGGGAATATTTAAATTAGAGGACTATCAATCAGAAACAAAAAATCTAGGTCGTGGTATTGAATTGCCACCTATTAGTGATGATAGTGATGAGACACTAGGAGATGTTCCTAGTCGATATATGACTGCAGTTCTTGATATTGGAACGATGGAAAAAGATCCATTCATACCTAAAGATCCTGATATTGCAGAAAATTGTGATCCATTTAAAATACAATCACAAGCGATTATGAGATATAATGTATTGTTTACACAGATATTAGAAATGACAATACCATTTAATACCAATTTAAGAGCTGGCAGTTGTATTGAGTGTGAGTTCCCACGACTAGATAGATCTAAAAGGGCAGAACCTGATACTGAGCAAAGTGGTCGATATATAATACAGGAATTATGCCACCAATTTGATTCAACAGGTTCATATACAAAATTGAAATTAATAAGAGACACATTTGGTAATCAAGAATAATGTTAGAAAACAATTTATTAAAAAGTAATTTTTTAGGCAGAGATGGTTTCCGATGGTGGATTGGTCAAATTGCTTCGGAAGATGCACAGGGGGATCAGATAAACGAGATAGGAACTGCTTGGGGAAATCGAGTTAAAGTTCGTATAATGGGTTATCACCCTCAAAATACCGTTGAACTACCAGATGAAGACTTACCTTGGGCACAAGTTTTACTATCACCTCAATGTGGTTCAGGTAAAGCAAATCGTTCTAGATCATTAAGAATATCGCCAGGTGATAATGTTTTTGGATTTTTCTTAGATGGTGATGATGCACAACTACCTGTAATAATTGGTATATTTGGTAATACAACCTATTCACCTAGTGGAGAAAACTCAGGACCTTTCATACCTTTCACAGGATATACGAAAAAAATAAAATCTAGTGATTATATGATTAAAGGTGAAGCAGGAGATATGTCTGGTAATACTGCTCAGAGATCACCAAGAAATGTTGATAGTAAATTAGCAGAAAAAATAGAGGAGGCAAGTGGTTTAGTTGAAAGATCCACTAGTGCTGCTGTAGGAAAAGTAATTAATTTTGGTGGGACAAATCAAAATTCAATTCAAAAAGTAAAAAGTGAAGTACAAAACGCAGTTCTTAATTATTCAACTGCTACAGATAAACAAAAATTATCAATAATAGATAGTGCTGCCAGAAAAATAACAGGTGTTGCTGGTGGTATATCTGGTGATTTTGTAAACAAAACATATGCTGATCTCTCACCAAAATTAAATAAAGGACTGCACGATTTATATAAACGAACCTATGCTGTGATATTAGCAGCTACACAAAATCCAGCAATTGCAAAAAAAGCAGGGACTGCTGCACAGACAGCAATGGTCGGTCCAGTGAAAGCAATTCAAAATTTTCTCCCTTGTGCCATTAAGAATATCTCAGATAATTTATTTGGTTCAGTTCGT